CTACCTGCGCAACAAGCCTGAGATGAAGCAGCTACAGGAGGACAGTCGCATGGACTTCATAAACGAGGCTGAGCGAGTTGTGATGGAGAACCTTCATGACCCAGACCCCTCCATAAGACAGACTGCTGCACAATACGTCCTCAACAGGCTTGGGCGCACGAAGGGTTGGGGAGAGGACAGGTTGTTCGGAATTACTGTGAGCCAAGACGAGCAAACCAAGCAGATACACGCCATATTCGGAATACAGGAGCAATGAACAGCCTACAGGACATACTACTGCCATACCAACGCGACTTCATACTGTCGCCAAAGAAGAGGAAGTTGTGGCTTGCTGCGCGACAGATTGGAAAGTCCTTCTCGCTGGCATACCTGGCGGTCTACAAGGCGTTGAGCAAGAAGGGTGGGCTTGCGCTGATTATTTCCACAGGAGCGAGGGCGTCGTCAGAGATAATGAAGAAGGTCACGCAGTTCGCAGACGCAGTGAAGATAATGTCCAACCAGAGGATTGACTATACTGCGAGCGCCGATTGCGTGAAGTTCAACAACGGAAGCAGGGTCATGTCGTTGCCTTCTGGAAACCCGTCTGCACTTCGTGGCTACACGGCGATAGCGACAATAATTGACGAGGCCGCCTTCATAGAGAGACCTGAAGATGTCCTTGCCTCAATACTGCCAACCCTTACACGAGACGCCAACGCAGAACTGGTGGTGGCATCGACTCCTGCTGGCAAGAACTCGCTGTTCTACGAGATGTACAACAGCGCACTGGAGGACGAGGAATGGTTCGTCCAGACGACGACAATCTACGACGCGAAGGAGGCTGGGCTTGCCGTTGACATAGAGTCGCTGAAGACCCTTTGCCCAGACAAGGACATATTCGAGCAGGAGTATCTCTGCAAGTTCAACGCCGAGTTCTCCCAGCTGATTGACACTTCGCTATTGGAGTTCGAGGACCCGCCTGAGAACATAGACGCCATGCCGCACTGGATGGGAATGGACGTTGGAAGCACAAGCGACAGAACTGCGATTGTGGACTTGGTGGAGCTTTCTGACGGGACGCTCTACATGGCTGACGCGACCATAATGCACAAGGCGAGCTACGAGAGCCAGTTGGAGATGGTGAAGGAGAAGCACCAGAAGAACCACTACAGGAGTGGCTACATAGACCAGAACGGAATTGGAAGCGCATTGGCAGAGTTCGTCAACAAGAAGGTCAGTTCGCTTCTGCAGGGCTTCACCTGGACTGCATCCAACAAGGGGCCAGCATACGAGAGGCTGAGGGCTTCGGTGTTCGACCACAAGCTGAAGTTCGCGCCCCACTTGAAGAACCAGTTGACCGCAGACTTCAACAACGTCCACAGAATCGTCACCGAATCTGGACAAGTCAAGTACGAAGCTGGAAGGGGCGCGGAAGGACATAGCGACTTGACCTCTGCCTTGGTGCTTGCCATTGAAGCCCACGCGAACAAGCCACAGTAGATGAGCATGCCAGCTTCGACCATAATTCAGTCCATGTTCGGCGCCCCACGAGGCTCCAGACTTATGCGATGATAATTTATACGAGGACACAGACAATGAACAAACCAACTTCTATATTCAACCAGGTGCAGAATATCATATGCGACCAACTAAACGCCGACGACACACTCTCGTCAGCCAATATCTTGTTCATAGCGGAGAACGCCAAGGACATAGACTACGAGGTGCAGAACGCGCTCGGCAAGCAAGGCATCGTGGGCGTTGTGATGACCCCAGTTGCGAACTACATTGGCAAGACGACCCCCGGGGAGCTTGCATATGACCTTCGTGACTTGACTGTTCAGATTGTGGAGAATGTGCCCGTGAACAGAGGGCTTCCAGACACCATCACGGCATTGGACGCGGCTCAGAGGGTTCAAGAGGTTCTTTCGTCTCCGAGATTCACGACATTTGGGGAGATGAACCCAGTGAGCATAGAGCAAGGCGAAGAATCTGGGTTGATAGTGTGCCAGGCCAAGTTCAACTGCAACATACACGCCACATATGAGCCAGTTCCACCAACGCCAGAGCCAACTGTATATGGATTGACCACATATCAGGCACTTGGGTTCATGGTGGGCGAAGATGGTGTCATAACCACGGATTTGTCGTCTGCAGACCTTGTGATACCAGGAACTACGCTTGGTTCGTCTTTGCAATATGCGCTTGCGTACAACCAGGCTATTGACAATGTGACTTTCACCGAACTTTCAGACGTTGGACGCTTTCAGTATCTGGACCACTTCTTGTGGTATTCAAGCGTGAAATCTCTTAGCTTCCCATCTTTATAGACATATGATGTGGGGGCATTCACCTACATATGCTACAGATGCGAACAGTTGAGTTCAGTAAGCTTCCCAGAGCTCGAGACCATTTCAACTTCCATGTCATATGCTTTCGCAGAAACCTCATCGCTTCAGAGAGTTGAGTTTCCAAAGTTGAAGTCGATATCCGGAGGCTCGGTATTCGGTTGGGCATTCAACAACTCTGGTCTGGAGACACTTGAGTTTCCTGAGCTTGTCTCTTTGAACTCCCACCAGTGCTTCCTGAGAAGTTCGGTGAAGAAGATGTATTTCCCCAAGCTTTCCGAACTCGAGAACTCCACTTCCATATTCCAGTACAACCTCAAGTTGGAAGAAGTCCATTTCGGGGCGGCGAACAGGGAGGCAATAGAGGCGGCGCCAGGATATGCCAACAAGTTCTCGGCACCAAGCACATGCCAGATACTGTTCGATTTGTGATTATACTTTAGATTGAAAAACTCTTAAGGACCGCAAAGGGAGAGAGAAACAAATGAAACTTTATACACTTACTTATGATTGCAATACACCTACGAAGCAGCAGGTGAATATTCCGACCAACACCGACTACAAGCTTGGCATCAAGGTCAGGCGCAACGGCGAGATTCAGAACTTGAATCCAGACAGCGTGAAGCTGTACACTGGCGAGACTTATACGGTTGAGCCAAATGACTACAATGCTGACAAGGCATTGGCAAATTCCACTGTTGGATTGGTTATTGCGCTTACTCCAGCAACCATTTCCGCAGAACTTGGCGGAAAGACAATAAACACTGTTGTTCCAGAAGTCAGCTATGACAATGGAGCTACTTGGGGAGAAGTGCATATCACTGAAGTATTTGACCAATACTTCTTCGTTATGGACAAATCCCAAGGCAACTACTACTATGCAAGGCTGAACCTCAAGAACCCAAATAGCAAATGGGAGCTCTTGGATGGAACAACGACTGGGGTTGTAGGCACAGCTGACACAATAACTATGCCAACAAATCCACAGGCATTCTTGAACTCTAACCCAACTACTTGGAGTATTGCATCATACCCTTGTGTATTTCGCTTGGTCATCAAGTACGGTGGATATTCCTACCCAGTGTACATTCAGCCAGATGCTGAGAAGACCAACGGCTATGTGACTTTCACTTTGTCTGCGGGCGATGAAGCGAGCTACACACAAGAGATATTGAGTGTTGACAAAAGGTATGTTGGTTTTGGACCTGATGAAGCCCCAAATTTTGGTGCAAAACTCACGGGTGCCCTCAGCAAAATGAATATCACTACTTCAAATGAAGTATGCGCACCTTGCTTTAGACAGGTATTATCTGGAAGTAATGTGTTTCTTGAATACTCTTTAGATGGTCAATTGTGGAAAAGCATAGACTAGACAATATCGTTTACATTCTATATAAAGGATGGACAGACTGACAAATATGTATGGGCTGGCAACTAGACCAACTACAAATTCCAAGATGCATCTACTGGCATCCAATATGACTCCATTGAGTTTGCTGACACCTACTCAATAGCAAGCACTAATTATACTTCAAATAAGTTCACTCCATATTGTTCTGACTGGCCTGGTGGAAATCCATCAGCAGCAAGTCCTCTATATATAAGAGTCTATTTCAAGCTTGGTGATAGTGAAATCCACCAGACTTTCACCCTCAACACCAACATCTTCAAGTCCCAGCAAGGTGACATCGCTGATGGTGTAGAGAGCGCGAGCACGGCGAAACTTGTTGGAAAGTTCGCTGATGGAACTGACTTTGAATATGACATCGTGGTTGTCTGATATGGAGGTTGCGATATGAAACTCTACACTTTGACATATGACTGCAACAACCCAGTGGTTCAGCAGATAAATGTTCCTACCAACACCGACTACAAGCTTGGTGTCAAGATATACAAAAACGACGAGGAACAGATACTTGAGCCAACTGAGGTGACACTTGGAAATTTGAGTGCCGACCCAGAGAAGACAAATGGCTATGTGACATTTACACAAGCAACTGGTGACGAAGCGAAGATGGAAGTTTCCAAGATTTCCGTTGACCATATAGCACCTGAAACAGAACAAGCAAGAGACATTAGAAAGGGTTAGCAATCCTCAACCAGCTTATACCTCAGCGCCAATGTTGAATTGGTTGGCAAAAACATCTTACCTTCAGACATCTACTTTAGGTTCTATAATGGAGATTCTACAGCAACATCGTCTACAGTAGAGGAAGCACTTGATGCGGAGCCATATAATGCATTTCATGTAAAAGGTGGTAATATCAACTGGCCACAAACCACAATGGTAGCGCGTAATCAGGGTGACCCATATGACCGCTCTCGACAGCTTTTTGTTCCAGATGGTGCTTGGGATTCTATATTCCGTGCAAAAACCAAAGAAGAACAATTGGCACTATGCGTAAATCCAGAAGACCTGCCGCCTGTTGGTGTTGATTATTTTCTGGGAATTGCATTAATAGATGAACAAACAGAAAAATGGAAGATATTTCTGAACTACACATTGAAAGAAGATGATTTCTTCTTTTATACGGCGGAAAGAACCTCAGCGAGAAGATACAAGGGGTGTGACCTCAAAATTCAGATTGGACAGTCTTTCAATACCAATTTTGACTTGGCGGTAAACACATTCAAGTCTCAGCAAGGTGACATTGGCGAACTTGGCAATAGGGCGAACACGGTCAACATCGCTGGAACTTTGTCTGACAACACGCCATTCGACTACAATGTGGTAATAAAGTGAGGAACTACAATGGACAACTTCAATACACTTTCAGTTGACAACAAGGCCGTGAAATACGCGCTCTTGAATGGGCGCGTCATATACAGCTCTCTGCCAAACTACACGACGACAACGCTCGCACTTGAGAGTACGACCCTCAGCGCTGTTGGAATTGATGACACCCTGTCTGGCACTTACACATTGCCCGATGGCGTATCGTACAGCTATCAAGGCTACAACACACCATTACTCCACTTCGTGAAGGAAGGAAGTGGAGCGACCAACCTGTTTTGCATTGCGCCACATATATGGTGCAGGGCGAAACACTACAGCTCTGCATTGACTTCTTTTACTGACCCAAGCTCCGGTGGAACTCACACTGTAAAGGAGCAGATTGGACTTGCTGATTGGGCTACTGCGAACAATCTTCAGCTTCCAGCATATGACATATCCGACATAGAGATGATTGAGACGAACGAGGCATATGGAGGAACTGAGGACTCACTTCCTTGTTTGATGGACTTTACGCAGTTCCAGGGAATGTTCCAGAGAGACACGCTTTCTGGAGTAGCTGGATATGTCGTTCCACAAATAACAAGGAATGGACAACCAATAGTGTTCACTTCTAATTCTGGAACAAAGCTTCGCTGGTCTACTCCGCATCTTCTGTCCAATTTGATTCCGGAGGGCGAGCAGTACGACACGCTTCGCAATGCGCCAGCCACATATCTTGGAACTACCGGAGACAGTGGACGGCCTGTGTTCTTGCAGATTGCATCCAAGCAGGTCATTGTCAGCCACAACTGGCAAATTGAGAAGCCCGCGTTCACCCCAACTGCGCCTTACTACATGACGGGACCAAACTACTTGGCTGCGTTCAAGTTGCTCAAGGCATATGTTGAGAGCAAGGGTGACACGATAAAGACCGTGGAACTCTAATACGACTTTACAATAACAACAAATCCAAATGGAGGAATAACAAATGGCAACTTATAGACGAGATGGTTCAACCGACCAAGCTTTTGCTGGGGCAACACCTGCAGGTTCTGGCGGACTTATAAGGGGAGCAGAGTGGGGCATTGACAACACCCTCGAAGGCTTCATAGTTCAGTCAGAGGACATTTCCGAGGAGGTCATTACGGACACTACGCAAGACCAGAAGGGTTCCGTAGTCTCTCAGCTTGACTACGACCAGCACTGGACATTGACGCTCGGCATCATTGGTGACACGAGTGCAACGCTTCCTGAAGTGGGAGACATTTCTTTCACATATGCTGGCGCGACTTGGAAAGTGACGAACGTGGCTTATTCTGGGTCATATCAGGACAAGAAGAAATGGACTGTCACTGCAGAGCGTTGGAACAACTTCCCAGGGTAATTGAACAATGGACAATACAAATCCATCTGTCGCACTGGATGCACTTCTTGAGTCTACTGTAAAGGTGGGCAACATAGAAGTGCATCCATTGACCGTGGCGAGATATGCCCTTCTTGAAATGGTGAAATCGCCACTGGTCAACTTTGGAAACAAGCTGGACATACTCACTGCGATTCCGTCTGTCTACATAATGGCGGTTCCAGCGAAGGAGTTGAGGAAATACAACTCGCACAACATCCAGCAGCTCGAAGAGGACGCATTTGAGTGGGCAGAGGAGGCACTTGTAATCGACTCTGTCGCAAAGGTGCTTGACTTGCTTGCTCAGAAGCTTCTCGACCTCAAGCGCATAATACCAGAAGATGTCCAAGACAGTAAAAAAAAAGTAGACGGTTGACGAGTAATGGGTGGCTCACCGCTCTTACATTTTGGGCAATGTCTTCGTTGTCCATGGACAGAGAAGATTTGATATACGAGATGCCATTGAACCAGTTGATGCTGTGGGCAAGGCAAGACCAGTACATAACCAACAACACAGTGATGACACTTGGCGACAAGGACATGATTGACAAGATGAACAAACAAGGAGGCAAATGAGATGGCAACAGAATATGATTTGAAGCTAAAGGCCACGCTCGACACCACACAGGTGGACAGCAAAGTCAAGCAACTTGAGGCGCAGTCCTCGGGTGGCAATGGTTCTTCGTCGTCTCTCAACTCCCTTGAGAGTTCGATAAAGAAGCTGAACATGTCCATCGACAAGCTCACCAATGCGTCCACCAAGGCTGCGAGTGGAGGCGGTGCTGGTGGAGCTTCCAAGCAGGCCAACCAGTACATGCCACTTCTTCGACTTGCTGCCGGACATTATGTTGGTGGCGCGTTGTTGAAGACTGGCACTGAGCAAGTTGCGGCAGGAAACACTGGATTTGGTGTTGCGTCTGGCGCCGTTGGTGGTGCGCTTCAAGGTGCTGTTGCTGGTGCGGCATTTGGTCCCGTGGGAATGGCAGCCGGCGCCGCAATTGGTGGATTGAACCAGGCGTTGGGATTGCTCGTCAAGGCTTCTGAAAGAGCGACCAATCAGTTGATGGAGCAAGTGAAGGTACAGCAAGAACAGATACGCAGATTCCACGATGCAAAGAGAACAGTACAACAGGAGCAGGAATTGAGGGAGTTCACTGGAAAGAGCGACGAGGAGTTGATAAAGATAACCAAGGAACTTCCTTCTGCAAAGGCTGCACTTGAAGAATTCACCACAGGAGAAACAGGAAAGAAGTTTGCGAGAGAGGCCGACCCCGCTACATTCCTTCAGGAGAGAGACAAGAGGCTCAAGACACTTCAAGACAACATATCGAGAGCCACATATCGTTCCGCAGCAGCAGAGCAGATTCTCAAGCAAAGGGGAATGTTGTCCATATATGGTTCTCAGGGCGACAATAGCAAATTGCCATCTCTTACTGGACTTCTTGGCACTACTTCTTCTCAGGCAAACATTGGATACGATGTTGGTGGATACGGTGGCTTCGCGTCCATAGAGCAGAACCAGTTGGCGAAGCAAGTGGAGATTGCGAAGTCGAGCCAGACGATAGCAGATACAGTGAAGCAGACTCATGTAATAACGACTAATCTTTACAGTCTTCTGATGAATAGATTTATGGGATTGAACGGAACAAACAACGCAACTTGGGGAGGAAACTAATATGGCAACGAAGATAGTTGAACCAGTGACGGACAAGGCTTGGGTGCAGGTAGTTGACCAGGCCGAGTAGATGCAGGCGGGTGGCGAAAGGCAGCTCGTACTCGCGTTCAAGGGTGAGACGCAGAAGATAGCAAACGCCTGCGCCCAGATATATCAAGGTCAGAAGGTAAACGAAGTGATGGGGGTTCTTCGCAGTCAGTTCGGAGGAATAGACGATGGCGACATGGGCATCACTTGGACGACCCCAGCAGATTGGGAGTGGTTTCTTCAGGCATACGATGTGATGCAACTTGAGGCTGGTCAGTATTGCGTTCTCAAAGCCGTATTCGTGGCAAGCGACATTACATATGACGGAACGCCATTTACGAAGGTGCGGGAAGATTCTGTGACATTGAACTGGCAGACATACTCGGTAAGCCCATATAGATACTGCAACGAGAGGGAACACGACGACTATGTAGTGAGTCCTGATGGAACAGTAGACCCACAGCAAGTCACCTCTCAGTCGCCAAAGTCCTCCATTCGCAGACACATTGAAATGGCATTCACTCAGAACGCCCAGAACTCGGAGAACAACCCGTATCGTTGGCAACAGCAAGGCAACACTTTGCAGCTCACCAAGGCCGAGAAACTCATAATGAACAAGGTGGCAGCTGGCGTCAATCCAGTGTTCCACTATCCGGTTGTTCAGCATACTCGCGTAGTCGAATCCAACATTTCCACCTTGACGAGCATAACTCCAGACGTCACTACTGGCATAGATGTGATTGCCGCACTTCCAAGCTCCATCTCCGCAAGGATTCAGACTTCGCTTGAACCTTGGACGAACCTTTCGGGAAGCTTCATCTATTGTGGTCAGGCGATGCGCTATACGGAAAGGACAGTGAAGGTGACAGGTGGAGGAGACCAACAGGTCTATACATATACCTTCGTGGATACTTTTGAAGGGGCATTGAAGCCAGACAAGAACTTCTACAATGTCCCAGGAGCTTCAGAACCAGACGACAGATGGGAGTTTGGAGTTGGACCGCAACCAGATAACGAGGATTTCTAATGGCAGCTGAAAAAGTCAAAGCCGGACAAGAGATACGCGCATCCCAGTTGAATGGGGTTATTGACGCGATAAGCATTGGACAACCAAATGGCACTACGCCATTCAGGAACACGACTACTGGTACACTCGTAAATGGAGGGCAAGCATACACAACCAAAGCCCCCTCCAGCTACGACCCGTTGTTCAACATTTCATATGGGTCTGGAACGCTTGACGACAAATTTGACTCAGAGACAGGAAAGTTCAATGGCATATGGATACAGCTTGCGGATTGGGAACAGCTTGAACTTATGCTGTATCACGGAACTTTCTTCTCAGACCCAGTGACATTGTTTCTCATAGACCCAACTGCCGACCAAGGGAAACTGATATGGATAGTGGGTACAGATGGCATTCCACAGACAGGAAAGATACCTTTGTGCGAAGCGAAGAAGTCGGGTGGTCTTGCGGTATTCCAGGTATTCAACTCGTCTTCAAGCGCTGGCTCCGACGCCTACAATGGAAGCACTTGCATCATACTCGGCGACTTCACGAAATTTGGTGCAGACCAGGGATGGAGACCAAACTTCGGAGAAAACGCATTCAACAAATACCTGTCGGCAATAAAGTCCACTCCAGGTGCGCAGAGATTGTTCCAAGGCGTAGACGAGATTTGCATGAGATGGTCTTCGCCGGTATATGTGCAGAAGTCAGAGCTTGCGGACCAACAGTTCAGCAAGCCCGTGACATACACCATTGGTCAGCAGTGCATAGAGTCCATTCCAGACGGCAACCAGAATGCAAACTCCATCGGCAAGGACATCTACTTGAGCAGCATCCAGTTGACTCCATCCACTCAGTTCAACACGATTGGCAGTCCAACTTGGTCGTACTCTCTGTTCAACTTCCACAGGAAAGGCACCGACCTTTACCAGATTGAGTTGTCTGACTACGCCCACTACGACATACTTCTCAGACACAAGGCCGACCATCCACACCAAACAGACATCACGAAGAACAACTGCTCTGCCATACTTGAATATGCCAACTACGGAAATCTAATCGGAACGGTGGACTCCAAGATTGACCCAATACACTTGTCGTCCATACAGGAGGCGACTTGGACTTATCCTGGAACCAACAACAACATAAGATACCACCAGTTGTACGATTTCGACGATGGACTGCTTCAAGAGTTCGAGGTGTCCGACAGCATAGATGTGGTGGTGAGGGACTACGAGACCACTGGAGGCATTGGGGCAAAAGTCAACTACATACAGTTGAGTTCCCTTGCGAAGAAGCTGGGGGATGTGGAAAACGACACAGAAGTCATCATCAACCAGAAGTCAATAGAGAGAACCACGCATAGACCACCGGGACAGCAACAGCAAGTTCCATTGAACCAGCTCTACAACTTCGACGACCCGACTTCCATAAACGACAGAACCTTCAGAGTGACCTTGACATACGACGGCGCTCCAAGATATTTCAGGGCAGATGGTGGGGACAGCAGCTACTCGGACACCAACAACTTGCTCTTGTCCAAGCACGATGCAGGAAATGGCAATGTCCTTGAATACGACAACATAGTGGTCGTGGCGCCGCCGATAAACGCATATACAGACATACCAAACCTCAGCGATGTAATCTCGGACATAATCATAGACATCCCAATTTCGGTGGACATTGCCGATATCTCCGCGAAACTCTCCGATGTGTTCTGGGTACAAGGCGACATGCACAACAGAACTTGCTGGGGTTCTTCCATAGGAGACAGCGTAAAGAACAAGGTGATAGACCTCGACGCAGGCACATTGAACTGGGGAGGCCAAGCAAGAGTCGATTGGGGCATTGGCGTCCTCAAGTATTTCGGTGGAATGACATCTGTAAACTGGGACGGCTCAACTCTCAACAACATAAATGGCGAGGCCACTGTTGATTGGAAGAACATGCACCTCATCAACAGTCTGAAGAAGACTACGGTGGATTGGGAGAACTGCGAACTAAACGACACGCAAGGAAACAACTCCGTAAAGTGGGAGGACAGAGAAGCCCTGAACTCAACTGGTTCTGTGACTGTCGATTGGGAAGAATGCTATATGGCAGATTCCGCTGGCGTAAGCTCCATCTACTGGGAGGACAGATTGCTTTACGACAAGGCGCAATTGATGTCCATTGACTGGAATACCCGCATAATGAACGACAGCACAGGGCACACCACATTGAAGTGGGGCGACGGACAGCTCAATGTCCCTGGAACTGGCGTGACATCCCTGGATTGGAAAGCTGGCGTACTATACAAGCCAAGTACCGGCGCATTGTCCTTGAACTGGAGTGTTGGATATGCCAAAGACCCAAGTGGTTCTGGCTGCACGATAAATTGGAACACTGGACAACTTTGGAAAGACGACAACACGAGGGTACTCAATTGGAAACTCAGTCAGCTTATAGGAAACTGGCTCTGCAACAACGGCACATTCTCTTGCACAGGGGACTTGTCCTGCAATGGTGGAGTCACTATGGGTTCTGGACATGTTCTGAAGATAGGAAACACCACATTGAGCGAACAGCAGCTTCAGCAACTTCTTCGCTTGATATAATGGAGGGCGCACAATGAACACAAGCACTTTCGCACACGCCAAGGACGACAAGAAGGCAACCAAGCTCTTCGACAAGACAGGGAAGAACTACATAGATTGCATATTGGACTTCATCGACAACGCCAAGACTTCCTCTGTCGATGTGGAGGACATAGAGGAACTTGAAGAAAGGTTCAACAAGATAAAGGAGCAGACGCAGGAGATAGAGCGCAAGCTCCAGGCTATAAACGACCTCCAGGACGAGCTTCTGAACACGCTCACGCAAAAGAGCATAAAGCCAATGGCAGAGCGTGTGGTAAAGTACTTCAAGAACAGTGGATACCTCGATGGACTTGACACCGAGATACAGCAGATATACATGCAGCGTTGGGCGAAGCACATAGTGGAGTACATGCAGCGCCACCACATTCCACTGGTGAAGATTGACTTGGAGAAAGTGTCTATGGAAGTGGCGAAGTACTTGATGGAGCATTGCCGCAAATGCAAATGCTGCGATGGGAAGGGCTATTGCGACACTTGCGACTATATCCCAGAAGGAGAGTACGAACATTGCCATTGCGTGTGTTCGGAATGATAATTTATATAGAAACGAGGACTATACAATGGGCTGGAAACAACTTTCATATGACGACATGAGGCTCTACCTGGCAAAGGACGAGCTCGACAAACTTCAGAACGCAAGCATTGACGCCGACTTGAGTGCGGTGGTAAACGACACCTTGGACTTGGTTGCCGACGCATTTCGGGGTGCGTGGCTGGCGAAAGGATATGTAATAGATGCCAGAGAACACTATACTTGTTCCACATACTGGCCCTTCATCTTGGCATACGCGAGGTGGACGCTTTGGAATAGATTTCCATCCGCGCAGGCATATGCCCTTACTGAGACGAGAAAGGACGAATGGGAGCTTGCTGCAGACTTGCTCAAGAACCCGTATATTGGCGTGGACAAGCCAGACTACTCCGACGACCCAGAGTTGAGCGGAAAGGTCGATGACTCCTTGGTACACGACCCCGCAATAACAATTCCTTGGTTGAGACTTCCACCTCTTCCTGGTGAATGTGGATTTCCTGCAGTATATTGGGCATCTCACGGATTTGGACGAGAACTGAAATGACAATAACCACGACAGATGGACTATCGCCTCAAAGCGGGCTTGCGAGGATACTCGAACGGGTGTCCATGCAGCTTGGCTCTCGTGGACAGGAATATGCCGCAAATACAATAGCCAACTGCATCAAGCGGCATTTCCAATGGAGGTATCCTGGTTCAAGGCACTACTCTCCGGAAAAGGTGAAAGTCCAGAACAACGAAGTCGTGGTGGATGTCCCAGGGGTGACGAGGGCGTATAAGGACTTGACCATTCGACCAGTGAACGCACGCCATCTCGCAATTCCTCTCCACAGAAGCGCATATGGATTGAAGCCGAAGGATGTGGAGGGATTGTTCTATACGAAGAACAGGAGTGGGACAGAAATGCTCGCAAAGACACAAGGTGGGTCATTGGTCGTGATGTATATTCTCAAGGATTTGGTTCATCAACGCAAAGACCCATCATTGATGCCATCGGATATTACATTGGTGGATGCCATCACGAGAAATCTTGGCGTATTACTGAAATGATACTTTATTGAGAGGGAACTACAATGCCAACGAAGAAAACAGCAAAGATTACCAAGAACAGGAAAGCCATGGACAACTCAGGAAACACCTCTCCTGCGGCCGCGACTCCTGTCAAGCATGTGACTGACATATGGACGAAATGGACTAATCCACTTCGCAACTTGAATGCCTACGAGATTGAACGTCTCCTCGACAACGCAAGAAGGGGTGACGATGTGAAGCTTCAGTTGGCATACTACGAGATTGAACGCTCCACCCCAATATTCAGCGTCTGCATAAGCAAGCGACTTTCGGGAATGCAAAACCGTCAGTGGGCAATAACCAAGTTGGTGGAAGATGATGTTGCAGACGCACAGAGAGACGCGATACAAAAGATGTTCGAGAAGGCAGATACGAGGAACGACGACGGGCTTTCAGAGGCATTGCGCCATCTTGACATGGCAACCTTCAGAGGTCGTGCGATAGTAAAGCCCTTCTTCGACGAGAAAGGCGACTTGTTTTTCAAGAAGCTCAACAACTGGAATGTCCTCGAGCACAGAGGGAACTTGTGGTGGAATCCGACTTCAGAGCAGGTGTTCTTGAATGGAGACAGCACAAACGAAGACATTGTAAGTCTCGGACTTCAACTGATACCAAAGGACGAGGTGGTGTACCTGATTGACGAGAAGTGCCTTGACTGGTGCGGCATAAACATATACCTCCGTCAGTTGATTGGCGAGGAAAGCTGGGCAAGGGCTGTGGAGAAGTTTGGCATTCCACAAGTCCTGTTGACAGTCCCCGAAGGAACGCCCGACACTGCACTTGACCAATGGAACTGGAGGGCGCAAGGCATATACGAAGGTGGTTCTGGCGCACTTCCTTGGGGAAGCAAATGCGACGTACTCACTGACGCAAGAAACCAAGACCCGTTCACTTCGTTCATAGACCACCAAATGGAGCAGTTCAGCATTCTCGCAACAGGTGGAACGCTCGCTACGCTTGGTGGCTCGTCTGGACTTGGAAGCAACCTCGCGGATGTTCAGAACAACCAGTTCCAATCTTTGGTGAACTACGACTGCAAGCGCATACAGAACGCGATGCAGACCGTGGTGGAGAAGTGCGTCAAGAAACTTTATGGCCCCGATGCCGAGGTGAAGGTCAGATTCGAGTTCGTGGAACAAGACGAGACGACGCCAGCAGAATATCTTGAACTTGCTGCGAAGGCAAAGGCACTTGGATTGAAAGTCGATGTTCAGAAGCTGAAGGAACTCACAAACTTGACATTCATCAGCGACGAAGAACAAGATATGTGGCAACCAGAGACTGCCACGGAGGAATGACTAAATGGAAGACCATCTCGACATATGGGTGAAGATATCCACGCAGATTGGTGAGCTAAATGGCTTCATCAAGACCGCGTTGGAGAAGATAGCCGACCACGAGAAACGCCTTGATGACCTTGAGCGTGGAGGGAAGAAGTCCAGTATCCACGACATAAAAGACACTATAATAATGTGGCTGGTGAAGGGAGTAGTAGTTGCAGTAATAACTATTGGCTCACTCACAGGAGCAAGTGCACTGATACAGAAAGTGCTTGCGCCAACAACCCCACAGACAATGGAGATACAGAAATGAAAGACTTGAAGGATACAATAGACAACGGCGAGAGCGAAGTCCAGGTGACGACCATTGGAACAGTGGTCGGGACTGGTGCTGACGGGGAGCCTGTGCAGCAGAACCTCACAGAGAACGCCCTGATTGCCCTTGCTGAGAAGCACAAGGACGACGAGATTCTGGTGGACGCAGACCACGAGAGCGAAACGAGCAGTAAGACCGAAGCTAAGGGCTGGCTTTCTGGACTCAAATATGTTCCTGGGAAGGGGCTGTTTGGGCGCATAAAGTGGACTGACCTTGGTCGCAAGCTCGTGGAGAACAGGGTCTTTCGTTGGCTGTCTCCTTCCTGGTACCTGAACAAGGATACCAAGGAACCAGTGCAAATGACTTCAGTGGCATTGACAAACAAGCCATCGCAAGCTGGACGCATAGAGCCAATCGTCAACTCGGCGCCAGTTCAACTTACTGACGACAACATAATAAACATGGAAATGACAAAAGAAGAACTAATTGAGCTCATCAAGCAGACCATCATCGACCTCAAGAAGGAGAAGAAGGTGGAGGAGCTTGAGGAAGCCATCGAGAACGAAAACGAAGTCCACGAGGACATCGTTGAAAACCTCGAAGACGAGAAGAAGGCAGTTGAGACTGGTACTATGCCAGCTGACGCCATCAACTCTGCATCGAACACTTGCGGAAAGACCGAGGAAAAGGTCGAGAACGAATGTGGAAAGGAAGCAGAGGTGACTAAGAACGAAGACACGGTCGAAGAGGAAGTCAAGGAGGAACTCAAGGAGGAAACCGAAGAGGAAGACCACGACGACGAGACCGAAGATGTCAAGGAGGAAGTCAAGGAAGAAATCAAGGAGGAGAAGGAAGAGGAGAAAGAAGATAAGAAGGAGGAGAAGGAGGAAGACAAGGAGGAAAAGGAAGAGGTCATCAAGATTGACGCCTTGAACTCCACGCCCAAGACATTCGGCTTCGACATCATCAAGAACACTGGCAAGTCCGCTCCATCTTATCCAGGAGAGGGCTATGCGGTCGTGACGAAGATGAATTGATTATACTTTATGGTGCGGGGCACAAATGTCTCGCACTGACTAATAACAACTAATAGAAAAAGAGGATTTAGAAATGGCATTTTCAAACCTACAGATGCAGACCACTTCGGATTTTGCATTGCAAACTCTCTATGCGCGTCTTGCTCCTATCAAGGACTTCGCGCACAACTTCCGTGACCTGGAGGACCGCAAGGGTGCTTCCATCGTCATTCCTGTGTTCAACCTCAGCGCTGCTGCTGACTTTGACGCAGACACGAACAACTATTGCGCTGGCACCACTGAAGTCGATGCGGCTACGGTGACGCTCAGCTCCCACCTCATCAAGCAGCTCATGTACACCGACCGCGATGTCGCTGAGACGGAAGTCCAGTGGTTCCGCGATGGTGGCTATGCTGTTGGTGACGCGATTGGTCGTGGCATCTACAACTCCGTCATTGGCTTGCTCAACGACACCAACGTGACGCTTTCTGCAGAGAGCGACCTCTCCGCAAAGACTGACTTCGCTGGTCTCGTTGACACGACCTATGCAAAGGGTCTCGACATTGGTCAGACTTCTCTCCTGCTCTCGCCAACTTACTTCGCCAACTTGCTCGGCACGCTCGATGCTTATGTCTATGGCGGCCCTGAGGCTATTCGTTCCGGATATGTCCCTGGTCTCTATGGCTTCAAGAGCGTTGTCTGCGCTCCTGGTCTTGCTGAGGGCTGGAAGGGTGCGCTTGTCGATGTCAACTCCATCGGTATCGCTTCTCGCTACCTCGCTCCTATGGCGGGTGCTTATGTGGATGCTTGGAAGGCAGCTGACCCCAACTCTGGTCTCACGATTGGATTCCGTTCCTTCGCGAACCTCTGCACTGGCCGTCGCTACCTCGACGCTGAAGTTCTTTTCGGCGCCAAGATTATTCGTCCAGAGGGCATCGTCAAGATTGCCTAATACAAGGCTCAATGACGCGACAGAAGACCTCCAGCAATGGGGGTCTTCTTGTTATATTGTATAATTTATAGTGAAAGTCGATGACGCACTACCATCGGCTGGACAACAAGAATTTGAAGCTCGGCAAGGAAGTAGTGCTCCTTGTCGAGTACTTTTTATGAACTACAAGAAGGTCTACGAAGCACTGATATAGAAACGAAGGGAACACCCAGTTCAAGAATCCGAATACTCAGAACGCCACCACATAATACCCAAGAGCGAAGGTGGGTCCGATAACAAGGATAACCTGATACGACTTACGGCGAGAGAACACTACATTGCTCATCTGCTACTGGCGAAGATATATGCTGACGACAAGATGTTGGCTGCTGTAATATACATGCGGTCAAACTCAAAGAACTTGAATAGAAGGTACAAGGTCAACAACAGGATATTCGAGAAGATGCGAATAGAACACGTAAAGGCAGTAAGCAGAAGAAATAAAGGTAAACCAGCGTGGAACAAAGGGCGACGCCACACCGAAGAAGCGAAACGAAACATGAGCATCTCCCACAAAGGTCATAAACTAAGCCAAGAAACAAGGAAGCGAATGGTAGCTTCTCACAAAGGAAAGAAACATGACGCCAAATGGAACGACTCAATATCAAGAGGAAGAACTGGCTATAGATGGATTACCAACGGCGAAGAAGAGAAACCGTGGAGAAAATAGACTCCCCCAGAGGGTTGGAGATTTGGAAGACTTTGACAAGACGACAAAAAAAGATGGTTGGGATTTCTCCCAACCATCTTTTCATTTATTCTCCCATCGCTATGCCAACCAGTCGCATTCCACCTCGTTGTGGTCTTCTTCGTCGAACTCGCTTGGATTTCTCAGTTGGTTGTTGTCTGGTCGTGGGATGCTCCTTCTCGCATTCCACTCCACCTTCGTCTTCGTGAAATAGTGCGCAATGAACGGAACTTCCTTCTGCACCTTTGTTCCCTCCAAGTCCTTTCTTGTCGGCCCCCACATTATTTGCCTGGAGGGATAATGAATGGAATGAAGCCACTTGATGCCACCCACATATGCGCCGCAAGCTAAATGTGGATTGACCCAGTATGGAACGACATTGTTGTTCCTGCACCACTCCAAGTTCAACGCGCTCTTGACTTCCATCTTGAACACGCCGCTTGCCCGCTTGAACCTCGACAGAACTGAGCCACTCGTTGGAACTCCCTCGCCACCAGAGCCAAATAGCATCCACTGGAAACTTACTTGTGGAACGCCAAGTCTACTCGCATCGTCAAAGTAGTCTCCAATCTTCTTTTCATCTGGCAGCCAAAGAAACTCGTCGCCGTCCATTACCATCACCCAGCCATATTCCGAACTCATTTGCGTCTGTCCGAAATAGTTGTACGCAGGCAACTGCATCTTCTACCCAGGCATCTCAACCACCTTCATGTATGGGCGCGTTGGTTCAAGAGTCCAGTTGTTCGCCATGACAAACACCTCGTCGAAGCCGCAAATGTCGTGATGCCAAGTTGCCCACTCATCTACATAGTCCTTCTCAAATGGACTTGCTATCATCATAATGCAATTTTTCATTTGTCGTTCCCCCAAGTTGGGTCTGTGTTCTGCATGCCAGCATATTCTTCCTCTGTGGACGTGTAAAGCTCGTTCTGGTATTCTTGCAGACGCTTCGCTTTCTTCCTCTCGCGCAATATCCAGTTCATCATGTTCATCTGACTTCCACGAAATAGATACGAGTATGGATTTGGATGCTTGTGCAGGTCTATCTTGAACAACCCGCTCTGTATCCACCTCTATATCGACCAGGACTTCGCCTCGTCTTCCTCGTCCATCGTGGTGTATTTGAAGAAGCTGGATTTGCAAAGAACAATGTCGTGCATCCTCAGAAGAAATATTCCCATGTCCTCAGTGCAGACACCCAGTTCTTGGCACTTCGCAACTTCATCGTGCAGTTCCTGTGGTTGAAGTCTTTTCATATCGCCCCCTCCGTCTTCGTCATGTCCATCTACACGACTTTCTTGCCTTGCCCCAATGCCATCTGCGTGATATACCAACTCGTATATCTTTCGCCGAGGAAACCAATGGCGCGTCTCTGGTACTTGTCCCTCGCGTCAATGGAGTCCTTGCGCTTCTTGTATAAGTCAAGAAGTATCGGGAACAACCTGTCGCAGAAGTCGTTGAATATGTCCAACTTCATCACGAAGCAGTTGTACGGAGCGACAAGCATTCTCGCGTTCAGCCAACTTTGCGTGATGTCGTTGTGTCCACTGTTCCAGAATGTCTCCTTTATGTATCCAAGAAGCAACTCGAAGTCCTCCTTGTCATGTGCCGCGCAATACTGACCATAGACATTGTATATCCCTATTGGAGCTGGCGTAGAACACACTATGTCTACGCCTTGCTCCTTTACAACTTGGTCTATCTTCTCCAAGTCGAATCTGCGTCTGTAGTGGCAAAGTCCAATATACTCTGTGTCGTCGTCCAAGAACTTCTCCTGGTTCTCCCAAAGGAAGTTCAGATGCGTAAGCTCACTCGCCGTATAGTTGAGGTCAGCCCACTTGCCATCCGCTACAAAGATGTTGTCCTTTACCCACTTGTCCCTTGATTTGGAAAGCTCGTCTCCAACGCCAATGTTTATGTAGCCCCGAGCGCCGAAGACATCTCTATCTTCGGCGTTGGGGACTTTGTGATGTGCTACTACTATCTTCACTTTCATGTCGCTTACCTCAGTTGTATTTGTATCTCCAAATGAAGCCAGCGGCCATGGGTCTTATTCCTTGAACTGCGTCATATACTCCAGAGATGTCAAGATTGGATTCCGCTTCATATGCGTTCTTCCACTCCTTTACCAACTTCCCCTTCTTGGTGTACTGGCAAACAACTCGGATGTCGGCATTTACTTTCTTGTATATCTCGTCCATCGTCAGTTCTGGCTTCTCACCCCTTGCTCTCGCTGACCAATAGTCCATCAGCATGTCGGTTATGATGTGCTGCTTCAAGGTTGCTCTATCCAACTTGCATTGCTTGCGCGTAGCCTTCCGCTTCGCCTTGTTCTCCTCGTGCAATGTGCTGCGAACTTTCACCAACCCAGAGTCAATGGCTTTCTTCGCCTCGTCGGACTCTATTGGCAAGTATGTCAATGTCCAACCCTTCGCGGTCTTGAACTTCCCGTTCAATATAAGCATCGCCATCACGTGGGACATTATGTTCTCCTTCTCCAACTGGTGCTGGTTCTTGAAGTACCTCGTCGTTCCGTCTTTGTACACGCCCTTGATTATCTGGTGGCTGTGGCTCTTGCATCCTCCGTTCTGGGACTTCAACTTCCTCGTCCTTGGTCTCGAGTTGTTGAACTTGCGGGAGACCCAACGAAGATTGCTCACGCAGTTCCTCGTGCGGCATCCATCAATGTGGTCAACCTGCTCAAGGTTGTTGGGATTGGATATGAATGTCTTTGCAACCAACCTGTGAACCAACTGAGTATTCCACTTGCCATCGTCGGACTTCAAGCATATCTGGGAATATCCCGTAGTGGAGTTGACGCTTGTCTGTATTAGCTTGCCAGTGAGGGTGTTCATAACGCGACCCCTGTTGCTCACCTTGTAGTTGGAGTAGTTGTCTATCACTTCCCACTGTTCTTTCTTGTTCGTATTTGTATTCATTGCCTTTACCTCGTTTATTTATTTGTTGTTTGTGTAAGGGTGTTCTCTTCCTTACATGTATCATTTACGAAAACCGAATCCAAAAAGTTGCCAATTTATGAAAAAAGTTATCGACACATATCAACAAGTTATCTACAAGTATTTCTTGAGAAACTTTCGCTGACTTTCCAAATACCGCTCCTTGTGCGCCATCATTCCTTGACCACAGCTCAAATGCGTGGCAAGTATTGGGGCGGTGCCAACTTCAAGCCCCAAGTTCCTCGCACGAATGCAAAGAGACCCATCGTAGAAGTCAAATGCAAAGTCCTCGTCAAATCGCAATCCCCTCTTCACTGCCTTCCTGTTCAATATCAGGCATTGTCCGTCCAACCACACACAAGGCAATGGAGACAACCCAAATGTGCTGGGAAGGAAGATGTCAGGCAAAGTTGGATGCTTGTGGAGAACAAATCCCGACGCCTTTCCCCTACATGCCTCTGTCCAAAGAAATGGTCTCGTATTCCAATCTCCCGGAACCGAATATTGAAGTCCACCCACATTGCCAATCACATCGAACTTGCTATTGGCAACCTTGTCGAAGAAGAAAGCATCGTTCAACCAAAGGTCGTCATGCGCAAATACAAGGAAGTCGGAATCCCCTATGTTGTCAATGGCTTTGTTGTAGACCTGTGGCAATCCGTCGTGGTTGTCAAAGAAGACCCAGACGCGAACATCTACGTCAGTCAGTGTCATCTTCGACAGGCTCTACATCAACATCAGCTCCTTCTTTTCATCGCGCCAATCTTCCTCTGTGGTCTATGTAGCGACGACGAAGGAGAAGGAATGCTTGCCGTAGTTCTCGTTGTCAAATATCAAAGTCATTGCTTGTTCTCCTTCTTGCTCTCTGGGAAGTAAATGGCGCGAGCTTCATCTTCCCATTTCTATATCTGCTACTTGACTTCTCTGATTATCATTTCAACGCGCTGGTTTATGTCGTATTTCGCGCCTTCAATCAAGTCCATGTCCTTCAGCTTCTTGTATTTGTCTATCGTGGTCTTCATAGTCATTTACCTCCGTAGTGTTATAGTCCATTGTCTTGCTTCACACCAATCACTGGTTATTTCCCAAGATACCAACTTCCAAAGAGCAATGTCGGCGTCAAACAGAAAGGCAACCGCATCTTCACCACCCTATGTATAGTGCGACGTTACTTCAGTTCCAGAATATTCACACGCGCTTACTGGTTCCCCTGCATAGTTCACGAGATACGACGTTTGCCTTGCGTTGGTGTCTTCCATTACGAAGTAGAAGGTGTCTTGCCGCCTGTCGCCCTGTGCTATCTTCTCTATCAATTCAAGTATTTCCATAACAATACCATTTACCAGTTTCGGCTGATTTCGGGAACTCACGCAAACGCCTTCCTTTGCTTGTAAAGGGCGACGGCTCCACACCCATGGAGCCGTCGGTAATGAACTTGAACATTTCTTCTTCAATTATACTCTGAAGAGGTCTTGAAGTTCCTTCCAAGTCGATACCAATTCAGTATGGTCTCTACCACGTCAGCGTCAATTTCAACTCCACCAGACTTCCCAAACCTGACGTCAACACAGTCTAAATGGTGTGTGATTTTTGAGATGTTGGTGAAGAGTGACTTGTCGAACAACATGGACGCCAGCCGCTCCAAGTCGTCCTTCGTCTCCAACACGCCAAACAGCTTGCTGCACAAACCAACATTGTCTCCGTCTGTGAAGCACAAGAAGATTGGCTTGGCTTTCCTGCGCTTTCTCCTTCGCATCCAGTCCTATGTCTCCCTGTATTGGTCTTTGACGTTCTGCTCACTCAAAGCTTCCATTCCCAGCCTCCCATTTCTGTATTATACCTATGACCCTCTTACTCGCGTTTGGCAAGTTCTCAATGTCGTCATATATTGGATTGCACAAGCACGACCGAAGAAACTGAATGTTCTTCATAATCCACTTCTGGCACCAACTGTCACGAATCTCACCCTTGTATCTTTTCTGTCCAGCTTCATAGTGCGTGTAGTCGGAAATGCCATTGAACACATCTTCCTTCGGTATGCACTTGTTCCTGAACAGACCAATCACCTTGTATAGAAGTTGCCAAGGGATGTCGTGTATCTCGTTCCAGTCTTGTCGTATCTTCCCCCACCTCACTTTGTTCGCTGTGGTCTTTGGGATACGCTTTTCACGATATGCCTTGTAGAATCTGTTGTCGGTATCATATGAGTTGATGTAGAATGCTCCATCTCTCTTTATGTAGAACCGCCTAACTCTCGTCACATTGAAGTAGAACAGAAGTGCCTTTACATCAGCAACTCGTTCGTTCAACACTGTATTGTAGTCTTTAGCCTTCATCCTTTTCCCTCTGAGTTTGTCACATAGCCATTTTTACTTGTATGAAAAGGGGCTACTCGTCAGCTGAACTTTCGCCCCATCAGGTAAAAGGGTAAAGATGACCAAACTCTATTCATCTTTACATGTAATATATACCATTTATCGTCAGCAAAGTCAAGTCAAATTCCAGAAAAAATGAAAAAAGTTTAGCCTGTAAAAGTTACATGCGAAGGGGGACATGGCCTATAAGAATGTTGAACTATAGGTGTTCAAAATCAGGGAAATATCACACATTTCGACAACTTATAGTATCCTTATAGGGCTCTTACTTGTAAAAGATACCAAGCTGAGTCCCATACTGGTCCTCAGAAGTGCTTTTATACACATGCTGCTATCGCAAAATGCTGGACGACATATGCTCGGTCTACGACCTCGCGTCCAGCCTTGCTTCACTTCGTTGATGCTACCGCATCCTCGTGGGGGGCACCCACTCGTCTGCGAAGCCATCAACTCGTGAAGCGTTTCACCCCCCAAACTTTCTGTCCAAGATGAAGGGAAAGAAGGTGGATGTCTCTACAATAACCGAACTCTGGCTACGCCAGAGGGTTGTTCTACTTCGCCTACGGCTCGTAGAACAACCAGACCTTCAGTAATCTACAATATTGAAGGGCGAAGCCCGTAGCGAACGCAGTTCGCGTATCTCCTACAATAACCGTTTCCCGAAGGGGAGTGAAAGCGAGACCCCTTGTGGGTCGAAGCTTGAACTCCCCGTAAGAAACGTAGCAATGTTCCGCAGCCCCATTTCGCGCGACCCCCAACATTGCCATATTCCGTTGAGATTGACAAGGGATTTCCGAACGCTCGCTTGTATCCATATGACCATTCGCATCGAGACACCCCACAGAAATCCGTTGAGATATAATAGAAAAAGTTCATAGTTGGACTTTATGGGATTGGAATATATAGATGGCGTATAATTGAACATGGACAAGTTCTTTACCTCGAGGCGTTCCGAGTGGGACGCCTTTATTTTTTCTTGAAAAAAGTTCTCCAAGACCCCCAAGTTTGCGAGTGAATCAGAGTAAATGATACATGGTTGAACGAAAAGTAATCTAAACGGAGAACCAAATGATGACGAAGAACCAGACGAAGGAGCGAGTTCGGAACAAGCTCGCCAAAGGAACATAGACCTCCAATGGGCAGATATGTGACCTGTTGAGGACTACTGACGAGGCATTGGACATGATACGCCCAATGATAGTCCACGGGAAGGAAGCCACGGACGAATACAACGATTTCCCTTCTGACACCAATAGAGTGATTATGGAGATGGCCCGCAATAATGTGCTGATGGCTGCGAACAAGATTGCACAGCTTTTGAGCGACAAGTACAATGGGCTTTCCAAGAGGGCGAAGGACATTTTTACATTTCGGGAGTTCTCTGAGATAGTACAGGAGAGACTCACCACACTTCTTCACAACAACCAATAATGGAGGACAACACAATGATAATACCAGCAATATTCACAATACTCTTTATAGTGACTGTACACTTGGTTGGAGGATACTTCATCTACAAGGACGAGAGGAAATGGGAGGATGCGTTGATGAAATACATTGAGGAGATGGTCAAGGAGGCAAAAGCAAATGAAGCCGACTCCAAGACAGATGGTACTGTTGCTGCCGATGCGAAGCCATTGAAGGAGGTGGTATAATGGCCGACAACAAAGCGGTACAAAGGCGAGTGCATTTCAGAAACCACCATTATCTCGCGGACACTACTGGAACTGGTTGGTGGAGACACATGTTCCCCATAAACACGATGTATTGCGTCCAAGACCAGATTGGGATGCAGAACACATATTCCCGACTTGTAAATCCAGACCCACATGCATATGTTGGGGTCAACTCGGTGTGGATTCAGCGTTGGACTACACAGGATTACCTCAAGCTTGTCCGTGACTTCTTCCACCCACTGTTCAAGAAGACTGGCACCAAGCTCATATACGAGATTGACGACTTGACTGATGCGAGATACATACCTCTCTACAATTCGGGAAGGCCAGCATTTGACAGTGACGAGACATAGAATGCGATAAAGGGGATGTTGCAGCTTTCGGATTATGTCGTAGTGACCACCAACAAGCTGAAGCAGAAGCTTTCCGAGTGCTACGATGTTCCGACTGACAAGATAGTTGCCATTCCAAACCTGCTTCCCCATTGGTGGATTGGAGACAGATACGACCCAGAGAGGAAAGTGCAGCAGTTCAATGCGAACAAGTCGAAGCCCAGGATTGGGGTGATTTCGTCCATGAGCCACTACAACTACACTGGCGTTGTTGGAAGCGATGGCAAGCTGGTTGAAGACGACTTGGATGTGATATTGGACTTGGTGAGAAACACCGTGGACGACTTTCAGTGGATTGTTCTGGGTGGCAAGATTCCGTTGAAGATACAGGACTTGGTTGCTTCTGGCAAGGTGCAGGCGTTTCCAAATTGCCCGTTGCTCGAATACCCCACGTTTATTCACGGACTCAAGCTTCAGGCAGTAGTGGCGCCGCTTCAGGACAACGAGTTCAACCACTGCAAGTCCATTATCAAGTACCAGGAGTGTGCAGCCCTTGGCATTCCACTCTATGCCTCCAAGATGCTTCCTTATGTGGAGGTAATGCCAGAGGACCAGTTGTTCTCTGATTCCGACGAGTTGAAGTCTCAGCTGATGAAGTTGAAGTTTGGCTCTGCCGGGGCATATGGGAAGCGCATCGCGGCGCAAATGAACTGGTTGAACTCCCCCACAACATATGGAGACGCCAACTTGTCGAGCTGGTGGTTGGAGACAAACATAAATGTCTGGACGCCAATGCACACCATTCCTTTGGAGGATACTTTACTATTGGGAGACAAAGGAAATGAAGACGAAAAAGATAGACAAGTTGGAGTTGGAGAAGGAAGTGATGGATTGGAAGTTCAAGGACAAGCCAAGTGAGAGGATGGGGCAGATGCTACTTGACCTCCACGACAACATACTCCTTCACAGGAACTTCCAAGGGTACAGGGACGAGTTGAAGGAGGAAATGCGCGGAGCCAGCTTGGTGAGGTTGCTCAAGAGTGGGATGCGCAGCTATTGTCCCAAAGATGGTCGCCCAATGGCTTTCTCGTATCTCACGCAATGCATCTTCAGGAACTACATAACCCAGTTGAGGAACTACTACAACCGCTTGAACAAATGGCAGGCTTGGGTGAAAGAGCAAGTGGGATACGATTTCGATATATCTGAAGGACAAGATGTCGTAAAGGAGAAATACAAATGAACAAGATAAAGAAATGGTTGCTGAAGGCTTTGATGCCTTCTGGTCAAGACATAGCGAAACTTGCCACTGATACGGTGCAAGATTTCATAAACACCTCTGGGAAGGAAGATGTCATATCCAAGTACGGGACGATGGCAGACAACTTCACGAAGGTACAGTCGAATATCACTGGCTGGTTGAAGGACGGCAAGATGGACGACGAGGAAAAGCTCCAGTTGTACCACGCGCTTCTTCCACTCGCCAACAAGATTGTCAATATCATAAAGGAACGCATTGAGGAGGAAAGCAAATGAGCGAGATTATATTGAAGCTTCTGAAGGTCATCATAGAGATATTCCTTGCTGGTTTGTCCAAGGGAGGTTGTGGGAAGTGTTCAGATTGTTGAAATGGATATTGGCGCACATAGTCGTTCGTACCAGAAACTTGAACGACGACAAGGACGCGAAGCCAGTAAATGCAATTGAAGTTGGAATTGGAGGAACATTCTAATATGAAATTGAGTGAACTGAGAGAAAACCCAAAGAACCCGTCGAAGTGCTCTGAAGCTGACCTTGAACGGCTTGCTGGGAAGTTGAAGCGAGTGCCACTTGGACTTACGGCGATGCGCATTGCCTATGTCACCGACGACCCAGAAGGTGGCAAGATGGTCATAAGCGGCAACAAGAGACTTCGCGTGTTGAAGCGTGCGTTTGGCGACGATGCTGAACTTCCCGACGAATACTTCCAGGACGTCACGGCGATGAGCGAAGCTGAGAGGCACGAGTTCATAGTGACCGCGAACGTGAGCGACGGCGAGTGGGACTTGGACAAGCTGATGGAGCAATATGGGAAAGAGGAGTTGAAGGACTTTGGCGTTGACGACATAGACCAGTTGATATGCGACTACAACCAGAAACTTCTTCAGGACAAATACAACAGTGGGAATGAGCAAGCGACAAGTCTCGGTGATAGATATGTTGTTGTTCCCAGCACTGTGTTCATTACATACAAGGGCAAATGGAAAGAGCGCAAGAACCAATGGCGTGAATTGATAGAAGTAAATGGAAAGACGAGGGCCGGTAAAATGGGTGGCGACAGCATAAGTCTGGGAAATACACAAGCTTTTATGGCTACTTCAACTCATGCACAAGGCGTGTCATTGTTCGACCCAGTATTGTCTGAGGTAATGGTGAGGTGGTTCTGCCCAGAGGGTGGTTCGGTATTTGACCCCTTTGCTGGAGACACATTGAAGGGCTTGGTGTTCTCCACTCTTGGACACAAATTCACTGGCATAGAACTTCGTCAGGAGCAGGTCGATGAAAACAACGCGACCATTCAAGACGTGAAGGACAAACTTGGGAAGGACTTGGACATCACATATTTCTGCGACGATGGACAAAATGTTGCGAATCACGTGGAAGCCAACTCCCAGGATTTGCTGTTCAGTTGTCCTCCCTATTACGACCTTGAAGTTTACAGCGACTTGCCCAACGACGCATCCAACCAAGGGAGCTACGAGGACTTCTTGAAGATACTTGAAAACGCCTTCACCTCGGCGTCAAAGTGCCTCAAGGACGACAGGTTCGCAGTTGTGGTTGTTGGAGATGTTCGGGACAAAAATGGCTTCTACTACGATTTCCCAGGAGATGTCAAGCGCATGTTCAAGAAGATTGGGATGCCACTGTACAACGAGGCTATACTTGTTGACACATTGTCGAACAAGCGTTTCACGGCAAACAGGCATATGTCCAATAGAAAGCTGATGAAGGTACACCAGAATGTATTGGTGTTTTACAAGGGCGACCCAAAGAACATAAAGCAGAACTTCGCTCCTGTTGATTTCAGTGATGCGGAGATAAACGACCTGTTGAAGGAGATGGGTGAAGAAGAGTAATGGCAGACGAGATAGACAAAATACGCGCATCTACGGCCAATGGTTTGACGAGACCTGAGATAGAGGCTTTCCTCGGTAGGAAAATGACCACCGAGGAAGTCGATGTATACAACAAGACGAAGGCTCTACTCAAGCTCCAGAAGCAGAAGGAGAAGAAGGAGAAGGAGGAGGCGAAGTCCATACTGAAGCAGCCAACTACGAAGAAACTGGAGGTGGTTCATGTTGGGCAGAAGAACCCACAGCAACTTCCTCCACTTTCCAAGCGTTACACCAAGGAGCAGATAGAGGACGTGATTGTGAGGGCGCATGGATTGACGAGTTCCATATGCGCGGCTCTTGACTGCACGACTTAGCAGTTCTATGTTTACCTGCGCAACAAGCCTGAGATGAAGCAGCTACAGGAGGACAGTCGCATGGACTTCATAAACGAGGCTGAGCGAGTTGTGATGGAGAACCTTCATGA